CGACGCAATACGAAGGCATGCAGATTTATCCAAGCGCAGGAACAATGACGGGCGCAATACGCATTTATGGATACCGAAAGGCGTGACCATGTCCGACCCTATCCTTGGCACATTCCACGACGCAGAAACAGGCGAAACCATCACCCGGGAACTAACCCCCGAAGAAATCGCCGCACTCCCCGAACCGACTGAGACCACAGAATGATTACCTCCGCGCAATACGCCGTCACCGACACCCGCACCAAGATTGCGTCATCAGCTGTTGGGCACCGCACCGTCCACGTCGCCCCCGTCGGCAACACAGCTGTGTACCTCGGCAACGCCACCGTGACCTCGACAACGGGGTACATCCTGACCAAATCCGCTGGAGAGCACGACATCATCCTCAGCCCCGGCGACGAGCTCTACGTCGTCTGCGCCACTGCGCAAACCGAAACCGTCACCGTCCTGGTCAGTGAAAACTAAGCCATGATCCTGCAAAACCCCAGCAAAGCCCTCATAGCCCTGGTCGCCCTAATCTGCATCACCGTGCTGATTGCAGTGCGCGCCATTGACGCCGACATGGGGATGCCCATCATCACCATGATCGTCGGCTACGCAGTCGGCAACGGCATCGCCGCCAAGAAGGGCGACCCAGTAGAACCCATCATCGGCCGCAAATAGTCATGACGAAAAAGCGGGGGTACACAGGTACCAGCGATGGGGCCGCCCCCGGTCGTCGGGCAGGCACCGAGAAACTGAAAGAGCTGCTCCGCAAAAGGTACGGGCTCGGCTGCCTGGGCACCTGGGTGGTGCGCGACAAGCGCGGCAAACCCGGTGACCTGTCCGTCCACGCCACGGGCCGCGCCCTCGACATGTACTACGAAAAGCGGGAAACAGGGCGGTATGTCATGGAATGGCTGGTGCGCCACGCCGACCAGCTCGGCGTCGAGTTCATTGGGGATTACCAGTACGGCAACCACGGCAGGGGCTGGCGCTGCGATCGCGGTGCCTGGCAGGTGTACGCCAAACCCACTTTGGGCCCGGGCGGGCAATGGTTCCACCTTGAGATTGCCCCCAAAATGGCTGACGACCCTGTTACCTTGGAGCGTGTATTCAGGGCACTGCCCAAGTAATCCACAACCCAAAGGGGACAGCATGGGACTCATGGACGAACTGAAACTGGAGCATTGGGGGCCACCCAACAAGTGTTCGGTGCACAAACTGGCGAACACGATGCCACCGAAAGACCGGGACGAACTGCTCCAAGCCGTGAACGAGGGGGTGGTGCCCGCCACCGTCATCGAGCGTGTCCTGGCAAAGCGGGGGCTGGTCCTGAAGCAGGCCTCAATCCAGCGGCACCGCCGAAAGGAGTGCGGCTGTGACTGACTACGACATCGCCGCCGAACTGGAAGAGGTGCGCCGCGCCCTGATTGCCACGCAACGGCAACTGGCAAAGCACAAAGCCCGGACGGAGGAGCTCACCGCCGCCGCCTACGAAGGCGCCAAGCAGGCCATGATTGCCCTTGGAGGCATCCCTAAGGTGCCTAGAAGCGCGTCTAAGCCCCGAAAAGGGGCGGAGGTGGCATTATGGCATCTGACCGACTGGCAGGGCTCAAAACGCACCACAACGTACAACAGCCAGGTCATGCGAGACCGGGTGCTCAGGTTCACCGACAAAGCCCACAAAATCACCGAGGTGCAGCGGGCCGATCACCCGGTGCAGAACTGCGTCATCATGTTCGGCGGGGACATGGTCGAGGGACTGTTCAACTTCCCCGGGCAAGCGTTTGAGATTGACGCCACCCTGTTTGAGCAGTACGTGACCGTGTCCCGCCTAATTGTCGACTGCGTGACCCAAGCATTGGGCATTTACGACAAGGTCACCGTTATTGCTGAATGGGGCAACCACGGGCGTATCGGCTCGAAGCGGGACAACGTCCCCAGATCCGACAACGTGGACCGCATGTGCTACTACCTGGCGGCATCCCTGCTGGAAGGCAACCCTCGCGTTGATTTCAGGGTGTCCGGCGAAGACATCCAGCGGGTGGAAATAGGGAACTATCGTGCCCTGTTGATTCATGGGGACGAAATTGGGCGCAACGGCTTTGCCAGCCCAATGACGATTGTGAACCACGCCAACAGGTGGCGGTCAGGTGCCTACCCGTGGGAGTTCCGCGACGTGTATGTGGGGCATTATCACACTCACGCCGAATGGCCCATGGCAAACGGGGAAGGCAGCGTCTTCCAGACCGGAAGCACTGAGTCAGACAACCGTTACGCTGGGGTCATGTTGGCAGCTGCGTCGACACCGTCCCAACGGCTCCATTTCGTGGACCCGACGGCGGGCCGTGTCACCGCCGGATACAAGGTGTGGCTGGACTAATGGACGTTGTCAAAGTGCTGTGGGCTGATGCCCACGCCGGGGACGGAGGCTGGCAAGAGCTCGACGACTACCAGGACGACGGCGAGGTGCTGGTGCACACCGTCGGTTTCCGTGTAGATCCAGGGCAGCCGTCCTACAAGATTGGGCATATCACCGTGTGGCAAAGCCTGTCAGGGCGGGACGGCATCCACCCGTTCCACATCCCAGTCGACATGGTGCGCCACATTGTCATCTTGTGTTGCGTTGAATCTCTGTTAGATTCGTAGGCACGGCGCAGTTTCTCCCGCCGAGGCTCCCCCGGGCGGAACGGTTTCCCCCTTTCCAGGTCCGCCCGGGGTTGAGCCGCCATCCAACACAGACACGCGCATACCAGTTATCCTGACCGAAAGAAAGGGGTATCTATGACCGACAGCAATGTGTACGCTCTGCCGCTCTGTGAACTGTGCGGGATGGTGTATGGACGCGAACGAGATCTCTTGGCTGATTACGTTTCTCACGAGAACCGTGGCGAGGGGGGAAGCCGAGACGGACGTACTTGTGCATCTTGTACAGAAACTCTCCGCCGCGCTGAGAGCATCGCAAAGCACCCCAGCAACCGGGGGCTGACCGATTAGGCGTCGAGCGGTGCTGTTCGCAGTGACCGCCACAATCGCCGCATTGGGGCCTGTAAGCCCCGCAGACGCGAGCTGGAACCATCCGCTACCCAAAGACTGGTACGAGGGTTTGGCGCGTTGTGAGACGGGCCTGAACGTCAAGCATCGGACCCGCACCTATGTGACCGCGTTCGGGATGACCCGCCACGCGTTCAACTTGTACGCCGACACCCACCCCAGCCGCGCCCACACCCTCACGTTCGCCCAACAAGCCCGGGTAGTGGATCGTCTGGCATGGTTTGGGCACACCGAAAACGGACGCAAACAGTGGCCCGTCGGCCCGTGGGGCTGGGGATGCTTGAAAAATAGCCCGAAACTGCGTATGGTCCTGTGCCGAAGCACCCACCCAAAGGTGCAGAAATGGAAACGGGGATGCTAAATGAATGACACACAGCTCGCTATAGTGCTGATCACCGCCGCATGGATTTTGTGGTGGGTAGGGAACCAGTACAAGTAAGGGGACAACCGATGCTGACCAACACACCGACCATTGCGAGCCTGGCGGCGCAACTGAAAATGCGGGGCGAAATGCTTGACGCGTTCGGCCCGACCGCAGACGGCGAACTCATGCGCCTCGCCGGGGCCACACTCATCGAGTTTGAGCAGCTCATGGGCAAGCTTGTCCACCTGGAGGCTGAGGTGCGCCGCCTGGAGCGCGAGATTCACCATGGCTGAGCGTTACGGCGTCAGGTGCTGTGGCACGATGTATTTAGGGCAAACGTTGCCGTTTACATGCCCAACGTGCACCAAAACATTTCCCCACGCAGCTGTCAGACCAAGCCTATTGCTGGCGTCTGAGTTGTGTCCGTGCGGATTGTTTCTGCGACCGGAGTTGGTGGACATCACGTCATTTGGTGAGGAACCGCAGTGGATGTTGACCTGGAAATGCGCCAACGAAATGCAGCACGAATGGGCGGCAAACAATGCTTGAGAACTATGAGACAGTCGCCGAACGGCTTGCCCGCTGGCTTGACATGGAACACCAGGGCCAGCCCCGCGTCATCACCCACCTAGTCAGCGAACCAGGCACCGACATCTGCGTGTTCCGCGCCGAACTGTGGATTGACGGCACCCTGATCTCAACTGGGTGGGCTGAGGAAGTGAGAGGGCAAGGCAATGTCAACAAGACATCACATCTGGAGAACTGCGAGTCGAGCGCTCTCGGACGTGCTTTGGCTAATGCGGGTCTGGCTGGTTCGGACCCGTCTAAGCGTCCAAGCCGGGAGGAGATGTCTAAGGTGCAACGAGCTGCGCCTGTGGGGTCTGACACACGGACGTTGCAAGGTGTCGCCACCGACAAGCAGCTCGGCCTGCTCCGAAGCCTGTACAAGGGTGCCGGGAAGGTTCTGCCCGCGAACATCAACGAGTTGTCAAAGGCTGAAGCATCCCGACTGATTGAGGAAATGAAGAATCAGGCCACCAGCGACGAGGAACCGTTCTGATGGGTAACGAACTAGATCGAGAGCTGCGCGAATGGGCCGACAACGCCATGCGCCCGAAAGAGCCTGTTGAGCCTGAGCACCACGAAGGTTGCGTACCGCTGTACTCCTGTCACCCGCAGTGCGAGGTGCTGTGGACGGAAACCATGAAACGGGTTGGTGCCAGCCTGCTCGCTGTGGTGGACATGGTGAACCAGGGCGACGCCAACCCCGAAGACGTCGTCAGGGAAGGCCGTGATGACTGAGCCTGCCCTGACGCCCGAACAATCTGCACTGTTGCGCTACCTGTTTGCCCGACGTACCAAACAATCGTGCTACTGCATGCCAGACCTTGACCACCGATGCGTACGCTGCGACGACCTGCAACGCATGCACGAATGCTTTCCGGGAACATTTGTGCAGGCCTGCGTCGACGCGGCGAAAGGGCTCTATGGCTGAGCGCATTCCGGACGCGTCCGAGAAGATGTTCCAGGAGAAGGTCATCAAGCTTGCCAAGACCGCGGGCTGGCTGGTGTTTCACACCCCCCCGTATTCGCCCAGGCACGGAGTGTGGAGATCCGCAGGCAAAGGTTTCCCAGACCTGTGCCTGACCCACCCGGTCAAGCGGCGCACCATCTTCGCAGAGCTCAAAACCGCCAAGGGCACCATGTCAAAAGAGCAAGAGGATTGGGGTGTGGCCCTGATTGCGTCCGGCGCTGAGTGGTACCTGTGGCGTCCTGCCGACATGGACGACATCACGAAGGTGCTGTGGTGACCGCCTGGGTTGCGTTCCTGTCGAGCGTGGCCATCGTCATCATTGCTTTGCGCTGGGGCTAACCCCGCTTTTACAACTGATCTACGCATGTGACGTTCCCCGGTTGCACGGGGCGGGTCTTACACTCGGGAACGAGGGTAGAGCCCCACGCCTTCGGGCAGGGGTGCAGCGTATGAACGACACAAACACGAATGGCGACCGTCCCACACGAGTGAACATCCGGCGGCCAAGGAGACAAACCTAAACAGCGGGGGGACTGCGACCCACAGACCCGACCCGCACAACCGAGGCGCAAGCCCCCTGGGGGGCGCCGCGCAATGGGGGGATGCCACTAAGGTGACACAGGAGCCAACATGACCGACGATCGCGACACACACGCCTACAGGCAAGCCAGAACCGAACTACTCGCAGACAACCCGGTATGCCATTGGTGCGGCCGCGCACCCGCCACCGAAGCCGACCACATCATCCCCGTCATGAACGGAGGCACCTGGCGAGACGGCCTAGTCCCATCATGCAAACCCTGCAACGCTCGACGCGGCGCCAACGCAATCAACAAACAACGGGCCCTACAACAACACGCCCGAAACGCCCATCTCAACGCATCAGCCGAAATTAGGGCAGATTTTTTAGAATCAGAAAGTTTATTGCCCCCGACCCCTTCTTTCCTGTTATCCGCAGGAACCGTCCAAGACCGTCATGACTTGTCCTGTGTTCCGGTGCTTGGCGTTGGGGTTGGTTCGGATCTGCCGAGGCTGGTTACGCCGTGTGTACCCAGCGAGTCTTTTGGGCCTGAGGTGGGGGCGTGGTCGGCGCGGGTGTTGGGTCGGGAACTGTTTCCGTGGCAGGTCACGGCTTTGGAGGGGGCGTTGGCGTATGACGATGCCCAGGTGTTTCGGCATTCGACGGCGCTTATCAGCTGTGCCCGACAGAACGGCAAAACCTCAATGTTGGCGGCGCTGGTGGGGTGGGCGTTGACCGAGTTACCGAAGCGGTGGGGGCGTCCGGTGCGGATTATGTCAACGGCGCACGAGCTGAATCTTGCGACGGAGGTGTGGCGGGAACTTGAGGACCAAATCAGGCTTTGGGAGGAGGCCGATCTGTGCAAAGCCGTCTACGCGTACGGGCGGAACGAGGTCCGGTTCAAGGATGGGAGCTTGTACAAGGTGGTGGCAGCGACCGGGAAGAAACACGGCGGGACGTGGGACATCATTATTGGGGACGAGCTGTGGGCCTTGTCCGAGGCAGCCATCTTTGGGGCGCTCCGTCCCAGCCAGATCGCGGTGCCAAGCCCCCTCATGTACCTGACTTCCACCGCTGGCGACGAATCCTCCAAGGCGTTCTTGAAGCTGCGGGAACAGGCGCTTGGCCTGATCGACGCGGGCACCCCCGGCGACCTGTTTATGGCGGAATGGTCGCTGCCGACCGGGGTTGACCCAATGGCGGAGGAATATTGGGGGTACGCCAACCCGAGCCTTGGGCGCACCATCAGCCTCAAGGGTTTGCGGTCCGCGGCGGCAGCCCCCGATCGCGGCGAGTTTTTGCGGGCGCACTGCAACCTGTGGGTGGCGGCGGCAGCGTCGTGGATGCCCCCCGGACGGTGGGCCAAAGCCATCACCGAAAACACCCAGGCGGTCGGGGCGTCCTGGCTGGTTGTCGACTCCGCCCTGGACGACTCCAAGTACGTCGGCATCTGGTCCCGCCTCAACGACGCTGGGGAGGTTGTGAACTCGGTCAGGTTCACCACCGAATCCAACGCCGAAATGTGGACCCACATAGCGACCTGCCTGGACGCTGATCCGCAGCTGCGCCTCGCCATCACCCCAGGGCTGGAAATCCACACCCCCGACAAGTACCGGGACCGCACCGAGGTATGGGGCTACGGCGAACTGGTCAAATACACAGGGCTGGTTCGGTCGCTGATCCTGGAGGGGAAGGTGCTGCATGACGGCGGCGAAATGCTCGCTGAGCACGTCAACCGTGCCGTGCTCGTCAAGGGACAGAACGGGCAACCCGTCCTGTCATCTCAGCGGTCTCCCGGCCCCATCGAGTGCGCCCGGTGTCTTGTCATTGGGTCGGCGTTGGTGTCACGCCCCAACAACCGAGGAAAGGCCGCGATCGGCTTCGGATAAAAACTTGTTGCAAATGCAACACCCCATGGTTACAGTACTTTGCGGATGGGTATCTTTTCGCGCAAGGTAGATTTGCAGGCCGCGCCCGACAAACTGTCGAAGGCCGCTATCGGCATCGGTGGCGTCAATAACTACCTGTCGTACACGGTCGGCACCCCCGAGCTAAACGCCCTGACCAACCCGACCATTGGGCGGTCCCGCGACCTGCTTGCCGCCATGATCGGCAGCCTCGAGCTGAAGCACTACTCCAAGGTGTGGAACGGCGACGGCTACGACGAGATTTACCTCCCGCTTGAGCCGTGGATGGAAAACCCGGACCCGAAGAACACCCGCACGTTCTTCATGGCAAACATCTTTTCGGACCTTTTTTTCGCCGGAAGAGCTTTTGCCTACGTCACCACCCGCTACTCGACCGGGCTCCCCGCCTCCCTGACTTGGCTGCCCGCGGCGAACGTGTCAACCCCCAACATGGTCGGCCCCCAGTTTTTCGGACCCGCCGACGAAATCGAGTTCAACGGGCTGGAAGTCGACCCCGCCAACGTCGTGCAGTTCGTGTCCCCGATTATGGGCATCATCTACTCAGGGGCGCGAGCCATCAACATTGCCCTGCACCTGGATCAGGCAGCCGACCGCTACGCCGAACTGGAAACACCCCCCGGTTACCTTCAGATTGTCTCCGGCGAGGAACACTCAGCCGAAGACCTGTCGGATCTGTCAGGTGCGTGGCAAGCGGGGCGCCGAAAGCGCGCCATTGGCGCCCTGGAGCGCCACGTCAAGTTCGTCGAATACGACAATGACCCCGGGCAGGTTGTTGCGCAGCTGCGTTCCGACCAGGCACTTGATCTGGCGAGGCTGTGCAACATCCCTGCGTACATGGTGTCCGCCCCTACCAAGGGCGCATCCATGACATACCAGAACGCACAGCAGGCCCGCCAAGACCTGTACCTGTTCGGTGCAAAACCGTTCATTGACTGCATCGAGCAAACGCTCAGCATGGCAATGCTTCCCCGGGGCCGCTACGTCGAGTTTGACCTCGATTCGTACCTGGGTGAAAACGACATGGGCGCCCCAAGCAGCCCCGACACCCCCGACCTAGAGGATTCAGCAGCATGATCCGTTTCGTAGCATCCCCCGTCACCCTCGACGCAGCCGAAGGCGAGGACGCACCCCGCACCATCACCGGGGTTGCGGTCCCGTGGGACACCCCCGCCACCGTGTCCAGCGGCGAACGAATTGCGTTCAAGCGTGGCGCATTCGATGTCAACGGCAAGCCCGCCAAACTGCTCGAAGGGCACGACATGACGCAGCTGCGTGGAGTCGTCACCGAACTGGCGGACGCAGACGAGGGGCTGCTGTTCACCGCAAGATTTGCCAAGACCCGCGCCGCCGACGATGCCGTCGAGCTGGTCAAGGCAGGAGCCTACGACTCGGTCAGCGTCGGCGCTGTCCCGGTCAAATGGAAGTTCGACAAGGCCGGAACCATGGTCGTGTCGAAGGCCGACCTGGTGGAAATCAGCCTGGTCGCGCAACCCGCATTCAAGGATGCGGTCATCACAGAAATCGCAGCCTCCGCCCAGGAGGATGACGAGTCCACCCCCAACGATTCCGAGGAGGAAATCGTGTCCGAAAACACCATCGAGACGCCCGCGGTCGAGGCCGCCGTCGTCCCCACCACCCCCATTCACGCCGCGGCGCGCCGCGAGTTCGTGATGCCGTCCGCCGCCGAGTACATCTCAAAGTTTCTCGTCGGTGGGTCCGAGTGGCAGGAGTTCGCTTCCAAGCTGAACGCCGCCGCCCCGGATGTCGTCACGACTGACACCCCCGGCGTCCTGCCGAAGCCCATCGTGCAGCCCGTGTACAACTCGCTGCGTGGCATCCGCCCCGTCATCGACGCCATCGGCGTGAAGGCCATGCCGCAGTCCGGCAAGGTGTTCATCCGCCCCGAGGTCACCACGCACACCACAATCGGTGCAGGCAACGGCGAAAACGTCGCACTCGACGCGGGCACGTTCGTCGTGTCCGAGAACCAGGTGACCAAGGGCGTCTACGGCGGCTACGTCAAGGTGTCCGAAGAGACAATCGACTGGTCGCAGCCCGAAATCGTGTCGCTGATCCTCGACGACATGGCCCGCGCCTACGCCCAGGCCACCGACGACGTCGCAGCCGACAACCTCCGTTCGGGTGCCAGCGTCGAGACCAACTTCACCGTGGCAAGCATCACCGACCCCGCAGAGTGGGCCCGCTGGATGTACACCGCAGCTGAGGCCATCCTCACGGCAACCAAGTACCTCCCGTCGCACCTGTTCCTCTCGGCCAACATGTGGCGCTCACTCGGCCTTCTGGTCGACTCGTCCGACCGTCCGCTGTTCCCGCAGGTCGGCCCGATGAACGCATTCGGCGCCATGAACCCGGCAGGCACCCAGGCATCGGCGTTCGGTCTCACCGTCGTCGTCGACGCCAACTTCGCCAACGACACCGTCATCGTCGGTGTGCCGGACGGCTACGAGATCTTCGAGCAGCAGAAGGGCGCCATCAGCGCCGAGGCGAACGACGGCTCCCTGTCCCGCACGATCGCGTTCCGTGGCTACCTCGCCACGCTCATGATCGAGGCCGACAAGTTCCGCAAGGCAAAGTTCGTCTGAGTCACACGGCAACGAGGGTCTGAACGGTCATGGCTGTCTACACGGTCACACACGGCATCCATCTGGACGGCGTCAGCGCCGTTCAGACCCTCACGTCCGTCGACAACGTCCGCCTCGGTGATTCGGTCACCGTTGCGGGTGCGGGCGCCAAGTTCAACGCCACCGCCGCCATCATCTCGGTCGAACCGTACGCCTACACAGGCAAAGACGACGACGGCTACCTCCAGTTTGATTACGACGACCCACGGCCCAACCAGGTGCTGTACGAGGTCGCCGGGCAAACCGACGACGACGGCTACTACGAACTGGACGGCACCCTCACCTACACGGCAACCGTCACCTGGGTGGTCGACGCCGATGTCACTGCATGGCTGGGCATCAGCTCCGCCACCGCGAACGACACCGCGTTCATCACGACGTGCACAGCGGCAGCGAACGCATGGTGCTACCGAAAGCGGAAGGAGGCGGGCTACACGGACGCGACAAACACGTCCCCGTCCGCTGACGTCAAGCTCGGCACCATCATGTACGCCGCCACCCTGTACCGGGAACGCGGATCCGTTGACTCGTTCGCCTCGTTCGACGGCATGGGCTCTTTGCCCATTCCGGCAACGCTGGGGCGGATCATGCAGCTGTTGGGGTGCGGGCGCGCACAGGTGGCGTAAATGGCTGCCACAGGCATCCTCGCCGAAGCCATTGCAGCCGTTTCCGCTGACCTGACCGGGCTTGGCTACAAGGTGGTAACAGACCCCCGAAACGCCCGCCCGCTGACCGTGTTCCTTGAACTGCCCACAATGGACGCGTTTACCTACAACGTCGGCGACATCCGCATACGGGCCCGCATCCTGGCACCGCCACCCGGCAACCAAGACGCAACCGACTGGCTCATCACCCAGGTTGACACCATCATGGCGTCAGACATTGCCGTGACTAACGGCAGCCCCGGCTACGCCTCCTACGGCGGGCAGGAAATCCCCACTTACGACCTCACAATTGCCGTCGCAGTACGGCGCAACTAACCAAAGGAAAACCAATGGCAACCACCACATTCCTCGGCGGTCCCGCAGTCCTCACCATCGGGGGCACGGACTTCGCAGATCAGTGCACGGAGTTCTCGTGCGAACTGGGCTACGACTCGCTCGAAATCACGGCGTTCGGCGACACGGGCCACAAGATGAGCTCGGGCCTCCAGTCCGTGTCCGGCAGCGCAACCCTGTTCGCGTCGTACGGCGCCACCGAGGTTGAGGGCATCCTCGCCAGCATTGTCGGCGACGGGACCACCACCATCGTCTTCAAGAAGGGCTCCGGCGCCATTGCAGCCGACAACCCGGAGGTCACGATTTCCAACACGATGCTCTCGGTCGTCCCGTACGCGTACACTGTGGGCGAGATGCAGACCTTCCAGATCAGCTGGGAGGGCGGCACCTGGGCCCGGGACGTCACCCCGTAACCAGCCAACCGAAAGGGGCACCCCATGATCATCAGAGTCACACCCATCGACGGTGACGCCTACGAGGTCAGCACCAACCTGTTCGTGCTGGTCGCGTGGGAACGCAAATACAAGCGGAAAGCCTCCGACCTCGCCACCGGGGGCGTCGGCATCGAAGACCTGGCGTTCATGGCATACGAAGCCTGCAAAGTGCACGGCGTCACCATCCCGCCAATCTTTGATGACTACATCCGCAAAATGCAGCACATTGAAGTTGTCGGGCAGGAACCCGAAAACCCTACGGACGAGGCTCCTACCGTTTCGCACTAGCTGTCATGCTGGTTGCGACAGGGTATTGGCCTCCACACATACCGTTCGACGAGGCAGACCTCGCCACGGTGCTCAAAATCCTCAAGGACCAAAACAAAAAATGACAGCATCCGCCAACATAGAGATCGCCGGGATCAAGGATGCTATTCGGTCCCTCAATAAGCTGGAACCCGGCTTGCGTAAGCAGTTCCAGCAGGATGCAACAAGGATTGCCCAGCCCGCCATCGAGGAAGCACAACGCGGGTACGTCGGGTTGCCCCTGTCTGGTATGGCCCGCACCTGGACACAGGACGGCAAAAAAATCTTCCCGTATGACCCCGCCAAAGCCGCCAAAGGTGTCAAGCTCAAACTGGACGCCGCCCGCAACGCTGTCGCCGTCATCCTGATTCAGCAAACCGATCGTGCTGCCGCCGTGTTTGAGTCAGCAGGCCGCAAAGACCCCAACCCGCTCGGCACCAATTTGGGAACATTGCAGCCCGGACGGACCCGCATTATCGGCCCAGCCGTGTACCGCAAGCGGGGCGCTATACAACGCGAAATGAACGATGCCGCCATGCAAGCCGTGCAACGTGTCAACAGGGAGCTGAACTAATGGCTATCCAAATCCCCATTGTTTCCGAGTTTGACGGCAAAGGCATTTCCAAAGCTGTACAGGAGTTCAAGCAGCTTGAGGGCGCAGGTAAGAAAGCCCAGTTTGCTATCAAGAAGGCAGCAATTCCCGCAGCTGCCGCGCTGGGCGGTCTTGCGGTGGTCCTGGGTGACGCGACCAAGGGCGCCATTGAGGATGCCGCCGCCCAAAAGGAACTTGCCCGCCAGCTCGGTATTTCCACCGGGGCCACAGACGACCAAATTGCGGCAGTTGAGGACTGGATCGGGACACAGGGCCGTCTGCTCGGTGTCGCCGACGACGAGCTGCGCCCAGCACTTGCCAGCCTGTCCCGCGTCACCTACGACGTCGAGGAAGCCCAGAAAGCCGCCACCCTCGCAATGGACATTGCGGCAGCCACAGGCAAGCCTCTAGAAACCGTCACCAACGCCCTAGCCAAAGCGTACGGCGGCAACACAGCCGCACTCGCCAAACTGGACCCCAGCCTCCGGGACCTGATCAAGGGCGGCGCAACACTTGACGAAGTGTTCTACGCGCTCGGGGGCACGTTCGGCGGGGCCGCCCAGGAAGCAGCCAACACAGCCGAGGGCGGCTTCAAGCGCCTGTCTGTGTCCCTCAACGAAACAAAGGAAAGCATCGGCGCGGCATTGCTGCCAATCGTGGAAAAGGCGTTGCCTATCCTGCAAAAGTTCGCGGATTGGGCCCAAAAGAACCCGAACCTGTTTCTGGGCATTGCTGCCGCCATTGGCGCTGTCGCGGTCGCTATTACCGCCGTGAACTTTGCTATGGCCCTCAACCCGTTCACCGCCATCGCCGCCGGAATTGCCCTGCTGGTCGTTGGCGTGGTCGCGGCTTACAAGAAGTTTGAGACGTTCCGTAACGCCATCAAATCGGTCGTGAACGGTGTCGCTTCCTATTTTGAGTTTGTTGCCAATGCCTGGATCAAAGCCACCAACATCATCATCAGGGGTATCAACCTGATCAAACCCGGCAAGGACATTGACCCGTTGGGCCCGATTTCGTTCGGGCGTATGGGCGGCGACGACAACGCAGCGGGCCGAGGGTCTGGGTTGGCTATTCCGGCAATGGCTGAGGGCGGCATCGTGACCAGCCCCACTTTGGCGCTCATCGGTGAGGCAGGCCCGGAGGCTGTGGTCCCGTTGTCCAAGATGGGCGGCATGGGTGGCGGCATCAACATCACGGTGACGTCAGCGGATCCGCGGGCCGTCGTTGACGCGTTGGTGCGATACTCTCGGCAGAACGGCTCCCTGCCCCCGGATGTTCGGGTGGCGTAGTGGCGTTCTACACCTACACGTTCACGCATTACAGCAACCCATCGGGGGCATCGACGGTGCTGACGAGCGTGACGAGTTGGTCATCCGACATCGGCAAAAGCAGCTTGCTGGACCCAGTGCAGGCAACCACCGCCCAAATCAACGGGCGCAACCCATCTGGTCTGCCGTCAATCAAGGTTGGCGACATCATCGAGATTACGGGCTCAGGGGTCAATTTCGGGGGGTTTGTCGCCGATTACCAGGTGTACTACGGCAAGGACACAACCGAGGACACCTTCAGCATCAAGCTCGAGGATGCTATCGCGTACCTGGGCCGCGCTGAGGTGACCGTGTCATGGTCGGCAGGAGTCACCACCCGGGCAGCTGCGATCAGCACTGCCAGCGCCGCAGGGATTGACTTTTCGGGCAGCATCACGGACACAAGCAAGTCGACAGTGTCTGCGCAATCGTTTACGAACACGAACGCGTTGCAGATTTACCGGACGCTTGCCATCACAGAGCAGGCCCGCGTCATCCCTGGTTACGATCTCGGGACGTTCACACCGTCCCTCAACTTTGTGGGGCGTAACGTGCTGACCAGCGGAGGCCGTTTCAACGACGGCTCATCGGTTGCCTTGGTCAACAGTGATTGGCGGTACGAATCACTCGATTTCGCGGCGCTCGCCAACAACTACGCCCAAAAAGTCATTGTGGAGCCTGCTGGGTTGGCGGCACAAACGGCGGGCAGCGGCACTCGTGTGTACACGTTGCAAACCTACGACCAAACCACCGCGCAGGCTGCAAACCTTGCTACCTATGTTGACACGGTGTTGACAGGGCAGACGGCAGGCCCGGAACGTGTCGCGGTAATCATGGAGGCGCAGGTCAGCCCGACGTTCCCGGCGGATGTCACCACAATTCTTTTGCGTTCCAACAGTTACACGGCGAACGTGTTGGGGCGCACTGTCCAGGCGGATCCAGCGTCAACGCGGGTGGCGTGGAGCTTGGCGCCTGGGGCTACCACGAACTGGCTGGTGTTGGACAATGCGACGCTGGGCACCCTCGATAACAACAGGTTAGGATTCTGAGTATGGCTATCAAAACGTTTGCGGTGGGTGAGGTTCTGACTGCGTCGGATACGAACACGTATTTGGCGAACAGCGGCCTCGTGTACGTCACTGGAGTCACGTTCAGCGGGTCGTCATCCGTGCAAATTGACAATTGTTTCACCAGCACATACGACAATT